TTAAAGGGAGCAGGTAGTGTAGCAGCAGGGGATACGATGTCATCTCATTCCGGTTGGAGTGAACTGCCACATACTACCGCTTACTCACAGACGGTTAGACAGACACTTACTCTAGGAACTCCGTCATCAGGCTCTGTAGATAACTCTTCCAATAAAGCGACTTACTCTATCAATGCGACCAACACAGTTGCTGGTGCGTTTCTGGCAAACAACAACGCCTCATCGTCCGCGACCGCTGGCACGCTATACGGTGCTGTTGACTTCGCTTCAGCCAGATCGGTTGTCTCCGGCGATACTTTGGAAGTGACCGTAACCCTCACAGCGGCTAGCGCATAATGGCTGTCGAATCCGCCAGTTGGGTAACACAATTAGTCGATACCAACCCCGTTGTTGGTGACCCAGTTGGAGAAGGCGACGACCATTTAAGGATGCTAAAGACCGTGCTGAAGAACAGCTTTCCATCTACGTCAACTACAGCTATAGTGCCTAATATGTCGGGTCAGTCTGGTAAGGTTTTAACTAATGACGGAACTGATACCTCATGGGGTGCGGCTGGTGATCCGGCAGGAACAGCCATAGCGATGGCGATTGCATTAGGAGGCTGAAATGGCTAATACGTTTAAGAATCAAGGGGCTGCGCTAACCACAGGGGGTGCTGTGGTATATACGGCCCCGGCTGCAACAACCTCTATTATACATTCTTGTTATGTAAGCAATATAGACGGAACATCCTCAGTTGATGTGGATATAAAGGCTAGGGCAACATCGGGAGATACTTACTACTATGTTGCTAAAACTGTGCCTGTACCCGCTGGTTCTACTCTAGTGCTTGATAAGCCGATAGACTTAGAGGCTACAGGTGACATTCACATGACCGCCAGTGCAAACTCTGACGCAGAGGCAGTCTTAGGTATACTTGAAATCACATGAGTTATTTAGGCCAAGTTGAACTAAAGTCCTCTGAGATACGGAGGATAGACGTAACAGGCTCAACGTCTGCTACGCATACCCTTACTTGGACACCCGCAAGTGAGCAATCCCTTATCATAACGATAAACGGGATTAAGCAGCAGAACAACTATTCTATATCCGGCACTACTCTGACTCTGGATGATGCACTGCTCTCTGCTGACGAGATGGAGGTTATTGGAATCCTCGATATAGGGGAGGCTGTTGTTCCGGCGGATGGCTCTGTAACACAGGCAAGTTTTGGATTAGCGGAAGGGGAGTATTTTCACAACCCTAACACTATATCCACTGATATGACCACCACCGTTGCAGCAACTAGGAGCGCGGTAATGTTCGGCCCAATTACTGTTAACGCTGGAATTACATGGACCATTTCTGGAACTTTATCAATACTGTAGGAAACAATTATGAGCGAATTAAAAACTAATAAGGTAAGCCCAGCAACTGGTACTGCTCTGGCTGTAGGGGATTCGGGGGATACTATTACGATCCCTTCTGGTGCAACGCTTACTGTTGCAGGAAGCCTTACTCTTCCGGATGATTCGGTAACTACTGCTAAGATATTAGATAATAATGTAACTCTTGCCAAACTTGATGACGGTACTCAAGGCGACATTCTTTACTATGCTGCATCTGGCGCACCAACAAGACTAGCAAAGGGGTCTGCTTCCCAAACCCTGAAGATGAACTCTGGAGCAACAGCCCCAGAATGGGTTACTGTAACTTCCGGTTTTACTGACTCATGTTCTTTAGGAATGTCATCCGATGGAACGGCGGTAAACAATACTGTGTTAGACCCCGTTCCTTTTGATGTGGAGGTTTTTGACACCAACGGGTCTATGGCTAATCTCGCCAACAACAGAATTGATATTGTAAACGAAGGTTACTACTTATGTGGCGCATCTGTTGAGATGGGTGGGGGTGGAGCGGGTGTTCAGCGCACATCATATCTTTATTGGTATGACTATACTGCCACGACATGGACTAACCCATCTCAGGCTGGTTATGGTTATCTCTATACTGGTGGGTCAGGTGAATGGCATGCAATTGCACTACTGTTCTTGGGGGCAAACGACCAACTGCAAGCAAAGTGTTTTCAAAATAGTGGTGGTAACCTGTCTGTTGAAGCAGACCGCACACGATTATGGGCAATGAGGATAGAGTAATGGCAAGATTAGATTCAAAGATTGAAGCGCATTTAGGAAGAAAAGTTAATTTCTCTCCCGAAAGTGGGGAGATTCTTCTTACTGATGACGGGAGTGGTGTTGCTGTTATTTCAGAATGGAACGCACCGGAACCACAACCAACCGAAGCAGAACTGTCGGCGGCAGATGGCGCAGCAACTACAGCAGAGGCTAATGTCGGAGTGATCGCTAATCGTCAAAAGGAATATGGTTCTGTTGAGGAGCAGATCGAGTTCATTACTGAAAACGGGTTAACCCCGTGGCAAACAAAAGTTTCTGAGATAAAAGCAAAATATCCTAAGAATTAGATATGGCTAGAACAACCATAAGAACTGAAGACATTACGGCTAGTGAGGTCACCACTGCAAAGATGGCGGTTGATCCGACTAATGCTTCTAATCTGTCCAGTGGCTCAGTCCCTCTTGCACAATTAGGAAATGTGGATACTACTGGGCTAGAGGATGACATAGCATTGCTTGGATTTAAGGTTGCGGCTAACGGCTCTCTTGCCAAGTACAATTTGGTAGACCAGACTATAGACGACTTTCAAGATGCTTCTGGTGTAAATGCTGGGGCATCGACAAATGAAGTAAGAGACTCATCTGGTAAATACTACAAGGGGGAGACAACCACAACACCAACAACATCTGGTGGAACCCTAACCACTTATACAGACGGCGTTGAGTACAAGGTAAGAACCTTTACGGATACTGCTGGTGATAATTTTGTAACTGACACTGCTTTAACTGCTGATATTCTAATAGTTGGTGGTGGTGGTACTGGGGATTTTGCAGGTGGTCATACAGGTGGTGAAGGAGGTGGTGCGGGAGGATTTAAGTATTATAATGATTACACAGTCTCTGCTGCGACTCATGCTGTTGTTGTAGGTGCTGGTGGTGTAGCATCGGGAGGTGGCTCTAGCCCACAACGACAGGATGGTAATGATTCATCTTTTGGATCACTGGTTGCATTTAAGGGTAATGGGGCAGATGGTGGGTCAGGAAGCAGTTATGGATCGCAAGGTGCTGGCAGTGGTAATGTTACGCCCGGTGCAAATCAAGGCAATGCCTCCAGTGGTCAGGCTGGGGGCGGAGCCGCAGAAGCGGGTGGAACAGATGGTACTGGTCATGGTGGTGACGGATATACGGAAGGAACAAGTACCGTATATGATTGGACACTTGCCGATGGAACAACCACACTATTTAAGGTAAACGGAACTGGGAACTCCTATGGTGGTGGCGGGTCTGGTAATGGTCAGGCTGGTGGATTAGGAGGTGGCGGATCAAGTTCACAGAGTGGCGGATCGGGCGGATCGGGTTCCGCGAATACTGGCGGAGGCGGAGGCGGAGGCGATGATGGCGGCGGCGGAATGAACCGGGGTGGTCATGGTGGTTCAGGTATCGTTGTTGTCAGATACCCTTCATCTGTGGCTACTGAGGGAGCGAACATGACCCTCGTATCTACCACAACCGCAGCCCAAGCAGCGCCGACAAAAGGAGATATTGTCCTGACTTATACGAATGGAGCAGGAACAACTACTCTGGACACAGACCTCACCGCTGAGATTTCAGCAGACGGTGGAAGCACATGGACAGCAATGGCGTTAGGTTCTGAAGGTAGTACAGGTAGCCACAACATAGCCACCTCGCATGACGTAACCATAACAAGCACTATAACCTCCCCGTGGAACATGGCTTACAGGATAAAAACACTAAACCAATCCGCAAGCAAAACCACAAGAATACAAGCAGTCTCACTAGGATGGTCATAATATGAGTTATGTAGGAAACAAACCAGCGCAAAAAACCATCCCTGCTGATGACTCTGTTACCACAGCAATGCTAAAGGATGATGCGGTTACCTCTGCTAAGATAGATGACGGTACGATAACATCTACTGATATGGCGGTAGACCCTCGTAATGCTTCTAACTTAAATTCGGGTGATGTACCTTTAGCCCAACTAGGTAATGCTCCTGCTACTGATGTAACTGGACTAGAGGATGACATAGCCCTGCTAGGCTTTAAGGTTGCCTCTAATGGCTCATTAGCCAAGTATAACCTTGTTGACCAAACTGTCGATGACTTTCAGGATGCGTCAGGAGTAAACACAGGAGCATCAACCAATGATAATAGGGATTCTTCTGGGAAATATTATTCAGGTTCTGTTTCTGGAAATTACTTTGGGGATTCTAGTGATGGCTCTCTTACTACCAGCGGAAACGTGACGCATACTGTTGCGAATAAGGTTGGTAGTTATGATGGTGATATGGTTATCAAACAGTATTCTGCACTAACCATCTCTGCTGGACATACAATGACTGTAGATCAGTCTAATAGAGGTATGTTTATTTATGTGGCTGGTGATTGCGTAGTAAACGGCACGTTATCAATGACAGCAAAGGGTGGTCATTCTGATCCAACTTCTTCAGGTGGGTCAGATAGTAATGTTGTGGGTACAGATGGTTTGCAACTAGGCTTTAAGACGGCTAGTGGCTCCTCATCATTTACCAATGACGGTACTGGTTTTAATGGCGCTGGAACCGCAGTTCGCACCGCAATTGCTAATGCAGACGATCTTTCAAGCAATGGAACAATCTATTCAATATTAAAAACTAATACTTCATCGACAAACGGAACTACGGGGGCAGCAGCCATCTCTACCGCTAAAGGCGGACAAGGTTCGGAGGGGAGTGGTGGTACTGCTGGTAGGCGAGGTTATGGTGGGGCGTTTTCTGGTGGTGCTGGTTCTGGTTCTGTGTGGATTGCCCAGCCCGCTACTGCTTCCTCCGGGGCTGGTGGAGATTATGGGGGCGCTGGTAGTGCTGCTGCTGGTACTGGTGGTGGCTTGGGGGGTGGCGCTGGCAATCCCGGAGGAGCAGGAACTGGCGGTGGAGGAACTGGCAGTACTGGCGTAGGCGGAATAATCTGGCTTGTTGTAAAGGGAGATTTAACAATTGGCGCTTCTGGCTCAATAGAAGCAAAGGGTGCTGACGGAGGTTCTTCCTCTGGTGCTGGTGAAGGTGGGCCATCTGGCGGAGGCGCGATCCAAATCTTATATGGGGGGACGCTAACAAATAATGGGTCTATAAGTGCTGCTGGCGGAAGTAATAGTGGTGGAGCGGGCAATGAAGGTGGGGACGGTGGTACGAATACAGCGCAAGTTAGTGCTGACTCGTTTACTGATATGACCCTTATATCTACCACTACAGCAGCACAGGCTGCGCCAACTAAAGGTGACATAGTGCTGACGTATACCAATGGTGCAGGAACGACAACCCTAGACACAGACCTTACCGCAGAGATAAGCGCGGATGGTGGTTCCACATGGACATCCCTACCATTGGCTTCTGAGGGAAGTACAGGCTCTCACAACATTGCCACATCCCATGATGTGACTATAGGCAGTACAATTACAGCCCCATATAATATGGCCTATCGCCTCAAAACATTGAATCAATCAGTAAGTAAAACTACAAGAATCCAAGCAGTATCACTAGGTTGGAGTTAAACTATGGCATTAGAAAGCGCAACATACATCAACACCCTGATAGACACCAACCCTAGTGGGGCAGATTCTATATCGCAGGGTGACGACCATATAAGGCTTATAAAGAAGGTTCTAAAAAACACCTTCCCTAATGTGGCCTCTGCAACTTCACCTATACTTGCTGTCACGCACAAAGCAGAAACAGATAGCACTAGGCCTGCTAGTAATGATACCTATGAAAATACGGGGATGACTGTTACTCATACAAAACTCTCTTCTACGAGTACACTGTATATTCAATTCGATTGTTATCTAAACACAGCCTGTAACTTTACCTCCACCTCAACTGGTATTATAACTGGGTATTTAGGAGGGAGTGGCTCTCCTGCAACCATCATAGGTGGTACTACCGCTGACCTTCAAATGATACATTTTGAGGATGTCGGCATGGGATCAGGAACAACATGGGATGCATCGAATACATTCTCCAGAACTTTCAAGGTTACTGCTGCCAATTGTCCTGACGCAACAAGCGGGGCCAATACGTTTACTTGGGTATACAAGATGAACAATAGAGATCAAATGTTTACCGCCAATTCTAACACATGGATGGTATGGGAGGTTGAAGATTAATGGATGTAAAAACACTAAGTTGGATTCTTGGAAAGATACCTCCGGCTGCTAGTTTTAATATTTCAGGAGATGAAATAGACGAAAGCAACTATGACGGGGCTGTGACTTATGTAGACCCCTCGCTAAAACCAACTTGGGCGCAAGTTCAGGAAGGTGTAATACCGGAACAGTGGATCGTAGTAAGGGGGCAAAGGCTTCATAAATTACGCGCATCTGATTGGAGCGTTCTTTCTGATGTTCCGATGACCGCAGAGAAGAAAGTGGAGTGGGAAACGTACAGACAGGCTTTGAGGGATGTCACAACACAGCCTGATCCTTTTAATATCACTTGGCCTACTCCTCCAGAATAATGCAACTTGTACCTATAGAGTCTGTTGGAGAAGTTGGATTAATAAAGGACATTCCTCCATATAATATTCCACCTAATGCTTGGTCTGATGGAAATAATGTAAGATTCCTTGATAACGGTGTAAAGAAAGCAGCGGGTTATGAGGAGGTCATGGATGATTGTCCGTTCTCTCCCCTTTACCTGTACCCCTATCTATCGGTAGGAGGAACATACTGGTGGATTGCTTTTGGCAGGCAAAAGATTGCTGTTTGGGATTCAAGCACATGGACTGATGTAACTAGACAAACAACCAATACCCTTAATGGCACTATAAACAGTAGTGTTACTACGATAACATTAACAGATGCAAGTGATTTCCCAGCAAGCGGGAATATTGCTATAGGCTCAAAGCAGTATGGTGCAGGTAACCCTAACTATTACGAAGAGATATCTTACACAGGCAAATCATCTAACGATCTTACTGGCTGCACAAGGCCTGCTGGCTCTGTAGAACATACTACTGGCGCTGTAGTAACCCCTATTGAGACAACATATACTGCGGATAATCCTTATGCTGCAAATACCACCGATGCTAGGTGGATTGTTACAAACCTTAACGGGATAGTAGTTGCAACTAATGGTGTTGATGTTCCACAGTATTGGCCTTTAAATTCTAGCGGAAACCCTGACAAAACGATACCCTTTAGAGAGGTTCAGAATTTCCCTTCTGCAACAGCAATAACTGCTGGTAGTTCAAGTGGTCGCTGCGATACTATAAGATCATTTAGGACATTTCTTGTCGGGTTGAACTGGGTTGATCCAGAAGACAGGATTGAGAATGAGCCTAGATTAGTGAAGTGGTCTACAGAGGCTAGTTATTACAGTCTACCATCCACATGGGCGGCTGGCGATGCCACGCTCGATGCTGGTGAATATGAGCTTGCGGATACTCCCGGCGACATTATAGATGGGATGGCTTATGGGGATTCGTTCTTTATATATAAGGACGCTAGTATCTACATTATGAACTACGTGGGAACCCCCTACATCTTCTCGTTTAAGTTGTTAAGCCCTACTATCGGATTGCTTTCTAAAGGGGCTATAGCAGAGTTTGAGGGTGGTCATTTCTTTATGGGGAACTCAGACTTTTACTGGAATAACGGTCAGACTATAAAACCTTTACTGTCTAATAAAATGCGTAGGGCTGTGTACGATGAATTAAACGGTAATGACAATAATTATCTAAAGTGTTTTGTTGCTGCCGATTATGTACGAAACGAGATGCTTGCTTGCTATCCTGCGAATAGTTCAAACGTAGTCAACAGAGCGTTGATATGGAACTGGAAAGAAAATACTTTTAGCCTAAGAGATTTACCTGATGTAGCCCATATAAACAATGGGATAGTGTCTATTACCACGGGAACTAAGTGGAGCGCACAGGCTGTTCTTAATGATGCTTCATTTACCTCAGTTGCACCCGCGGATGGAGGTGCTGTAACCGTAGACACGACTGTAGCGGACCCTTTGTTCACATCGACCGGAACCTTAATAATTGATGATGAACAGATAACCTATACTGGAAAAACAGGCACTACATTTACAGGTATCCTGAGGGGTGCTAACGGCACTACCGCAGCAGCACATGATGACGATAGTGTGGTTAATCAGTACACGGATACATGGGATTCAGAGAGTGGTGTCTGGGGTTCTACCAACTATGATGATGTAATAAAGAATCTTGTTTTTGTTAAGCCGGGAGTTAAGGCTACAATAACCGCTGCAACTGCCGCTAACCCTGTAGTTATTACTGCCCACGATCCAGACGATTCTACGTTACCTCATGGACTATCTGATGGCGATAGCGTTATGATTGATTATGTTGTTGGTATGACTGAGTTAAATGGTAATACCTACACCGTTGCTGGCGCTACATCTACTACGTTTCAACTATCTGGTGTGGATGGCAGTGCTTACACGGCTTGGACTTCTGGTGGTGAGGTTCTACAACCAAAGATATACAGAGATAATAAAGGAAATAAGAACGATACCGAAACTATGATCGCTTACGTTGAACGGACGGGGCATGATCTTGGTGACCCGTCTACTGTTAAATTTATATCCGCAGTTTATCCTCAACTAGAGGTGAGTGGAAACAATTCTTTAAACGTCTGGGTAGGTCATCAGATGTCTACAGAAGAGGCTATAACTTGGGAAGGACCAACATTGTTTAACCCTAACACTCAGTCTAAAGTTTCTTGTAGAATTTCTGGTAAGTATTTTGGGGTAAAGGTAGAGTCCACTACAGATGTTGATTGGAAACTGCATGGGGTTTCCTTTGAAGTATCCCAGAGAGGGAAACGTGGGAGTAGGATGCAGTAATGGCTAACGCTCCATCTAAGAATGTAAAATCTGTAAACAGATGGTCTCCTAATCCTGCGCCAGTTGCGCCAGAGTTATTGCCCGATTACCTGTTTAACGAATTGAATAAGGTTGGGGATATCATTTTCAATCTGGATACGTTTAGGCTGGAAGAAACCAATACAGAGCCTACTAAATCTAGAGATGGGGATATAAGGTACGCTGATGGAACTAATTGGAACCCCGGAGGCACTGGGGAAGGGATTTACGCTTATTTTAACAACACATGGAATAAACTGTAGGGAGATATGTTATGAGAATGCCAATGGGAGGAATGATGGGCGGACCGCAAGGAGCGATTGGTGGACCGCAAGGAGCGATTGGTGGACCCGGTGGAGGGTTTGGCGGTCAGCGTGGCCCGTACGATGAATGGGATGGTGGTATGGGTGGTGCCGTAGGTATCGGTGCTGGACGAGGCCATCCGGGTATGCGTGGCCCACAGGATATGGTACAACCCGGAGGCCCTAACCCGTGGAAACAGTTTCCCGGTGGGGGCGGTGTATGGGCTGGTGGCGGCCCTGAAGGTATGGCTGGCCCGATAGGTGCATTTCCAAATATGCCTCCACGATTTCAAGGTGGCGGACCTGCTGGATGGGGTGGTCGCAGAGGTGGTGGTTTTGGCCCCGGAATAGGTGGAGGAATGCCCGGAATGGGTGGTGGTCGCGGAATGCCCGGTGGAATAGGTGGTGCATTTGGTGGGCGAACTCATGCTGGACCCCCAATCGCTAGACCTCCAATCGGTCGTAGAATGGTACAATACTAATGCCATCTCCGGGAGCGCAAAGAGGCGATATTGATATAGGTCGTGGCGGTATCAGAGGTGATATTGAACGAGATGATTTATCAGCGCAAATTGGTGATGAGGATGATTTTTCTGAAGACATTGCGGATTCTTTAGGGTTAGGTACTGTCTCAGATCAAGATATAGCTGATGTACTCGGTGGTATTGCTAGTGGTAGGAATGTAAGAGATGATTGGGGAAGAAGTCGGACTGACCAAGGTATCGCAGGTGGTAGACCCGGCTTTGACTTCGCTGATGATGCATCAGGGGGAGGAGTAGGGGGTGGACTTCTTGCTGACATAGCAGAAGATGATTATATGAGTGGCTATGACTATGGTGGAGGCCTTCTTGATACTAGTAGTGATTTTTACGATGAGGATGAAGACTACCAAGGTCAGATGATGGATCAGTATACTGAAGATTATGAAGGCAACTATGATGCTCGTACTCTGGGTCGAAAAATTGGAGATTGGTGGAATAAGACTAATCCCATTATTAACGCATTAAGAGGTTTAGGTATTGATGCTAATCTAGATCAATCCTTAGACATTAATGATGATGATCGAGATGACTCTGCCGATATCTATAGATGCGAACAAGCTGGTGGCACATGGGATGGCGGTACTTGTGTAATGCCTTCAGATGGCAATGGAGATGATGGTAACGGTGATGATGACGATGGTGGTGACATTGACTATGGTGCTTTTGGAAAGCCCAACCCATTTGCCAGCTTAACAAGAAAGAGACAAATGTGGTATCATCCCATGCTAGGTGGTACAGGGCATGGACAAGTATATGATCCCTATTCAGGTGAAAGACCTAGCCATGTAGATGCGAATCTATGGGATTATGCAGCACCTAGAGGTGGGGCTGAGTTATCTAACTGGGCTTCTGCTTTAAGAAAATGGGGAAGTGGAGAATAAATTATGGCACAGCAAACAGCAACATCTCAACTAGGACCGTGGAAGCCGCAACAAGACCATATTAAATATGGTTGGGGTGCAGCTAAAAACCTATTTGATGTAGGTATGCCCGGTTACTATCCGGGAGCAACTGTAGCTGGTTTCGACCCCTCTCAGACTTGGGCGCAACAGCAGAGTTTAGGTTATCTTATGGGTCCGCAAGCACAGGGTCAGATGGCTAATGCTCAAGCAGCCCAGCAGCGAATGCTCTCTGGTCAAGTACCTCAAGGTGAAGGAACTCCTTTTGGTCAGATGACAGATGCTTTAACTCAGGGTGTACAGCAGAATCTATCTCAGAATATCCTACCCGGATTACGATCTAGCATGATAAGATCAGGTCAGCAAGGTGGTGGTACTAGAGGTGATCTAGTTCAGAATAGGGCTATCTCAGATGCTGTAACTCAAGGACTTACTCAACCATTAGCTAATATGTATGGCAATGCGTGGAACCAAGCACAGGGACTACAGATGGATGCTTTACGACAAGCACCCACAACAATGAGTGCACCTCTTAGTATGTACGGAGCGGTGAATGCTGTAGGCGGTGCAAGACGAAATATGACTCAGGCTATTATGGATGCTGATAAAGCACGTTATGAGTATGAGTCTATGTCTCCTTACCAGAATCTTGACAGGTATCAAGCTGCTACTTCAGGTAGTTGGGGTGGGCAGGGTTCTGCATCGTATCCTAAACAATCCAAGTGGCCCAGCATTATAGGTGGGATACTGGGTATGGGCATGAACAAATTATTCTAGGGGATTATTATGATACCTTCACTTTTAGTTGGGTTAGGTAGGGCTGCACTTGGACTTGGTTCAAAGAGTCTAGGTAACGCTACTAGATACGGTATTCCTTTGCGGAATGCTCAAACCTTCCTTGGTACAACCCCACTTGCCTTAGGTGCTGCTGACTACGGGATCGGGAAATATAACCAGAGTAGAGCTAATTCTGAAAATGCTCGTACATCAGATGCTTGGAGAAAATTTAGAGATGCAGAAACTAAATCCCAAGAAAGGAAAGGCTATACTGATTTTGTAAGCAGTATGGAAAGTTCTGTAAAAGATTCTGTATCTAAGGCTGCATCAGAATCAGATAGTGATATTGAAGACCCCTTTAATTATAATCAGTTATTCATCGCTAGTATACTTAAAGGATTAAAACAAAAGCCACCGACTACTCATAGCGGTAAAGGAGCAGGTACTTATATTCCGAAGCCTGACTTACCCAAAATGTCGGACTACGACTCAAATAAAACTTATTGGAATATAGGATAATATTATGGCAGATTGGGGCGGAATTTCAAGAGCAGTAGAAGAAGGGCTACTAGATGATATATCAAGTGGCAGTTCATCTGGGGGTGGTTTACAAGGATTAGCTGAAGCCTTAACTGGTCAGGATTTTTCTGGCTTTAAGGTTCGTGATATCTTTGACAAGGATAGATGGTCACGCAGAGAAAGAGTGAACCAAGGAAAACGTCTTGAAGAGACAGGCATTCCTGACTACACCTATGATTACAACCCAAGAGATCAGGCAGTTACTACTGGGCTAGGGCCAGATAATAGTCCTGTTGCTACTCCTATTGGTGATCCTAGCACTTGGGGTGATTCTCCGCAAAAGAATGCTATAGACCCAGCTGTTTTAAGTCAGTTGCGTAGAGAACCTGCATGGATAGATAGGCCAAGTCAATCAATGGGTATCCAAGATCGTTTTGGTGACAGGACATTTTCATCTAGAAGTAGAACAGATAAAGGTATTGCTGGGGGAAGACAATTTGGCCCCGGCACTCAAATGGATATGTCTGGTGTTACTGGTTACCTACCCGGTAGGATGAGTGTAGGCGAAGCCCGTAGAGCCAGAGCCATGCGTAATATGTCCAGACGA